GACCTGCCGGTAGGTTGTGGCAGGCTTCTGCTATTGCCGCCCGCCAAGGTTTTAATGTCTTGGCAGATTGCTCGACTACCCGCCCGTTGTAGACCGCTTTAGATCCTTGCGGGGCAGGTGTGCCGAGAACTCGGATTGTTAGAATGGCGCGTCGTTCAGGTCTGGCGTTGCATACTCTGGCTCGGCGCTAACAAGTTCGTCGTCAATAAAGGCAGCGCGGACTTTGATTGAAACGCCTGTCGTGCCATCCTTCTTTGCGTAAGTGTTTATGCCGGTAATTTTGCCAGCGACTCGAACCTGTCTTGCGTCAGTTGTGAACTGCTCGCCGATGGTGCAGTCGTAGATGGTTTTGTCTGTCGTTTCCCACTCGCCGGCTTCGTTCTTTGCCCGAACATCCACCGAGAGCTGGAACGCAGTACCCCACTCAAAGTTCTTTAGGTTGTTGCACCATCCGGTGACCTCAATCGTTGCTTCATTCTTTATTGCCATGATTTATCCTCTTTCGTTTGTTGTTTTTATTGTAACTACATGCGCCGAGTTGACGCAGTCAGACTTTCCGCAAGTCCGAAAGCCTGGAAGTACGCTCATCCCATCTTCGCCTACGGGTGTGACAAAATCGTTTCCGAAGTGACCATGCCAAGCGATGCAATCTTTTACTTTTTGAGCTTTCCGCGACCGACAGCTTTGGCAGTTGTCGTGCTTGTTGCGAGTCGTATTGACTTCCCATACCCAGCCGCAGCGGTTGCAGGTTTGAGTGGTTGGTAGGTCAGCCATAAATCTTAGCCTTGGCAAAGCGGTCAATCCCTGTTTGCCCGTTGTCCTGCTCGTAGTCGTGCAGCAGTCTGCAACAAGGCCCGCAGCTAAGTATCAGCTCGTTGTGTTCGCGGCATCGAGGTTGTGGCGATGAGTTGAGCGGTGCTTCAACCTTTGGCTTGTCACGATCCAACCGAAACGCTGCTTCTTTTGCCCAGCTAATAATGTTGCGCGGTTCTAGGTATCGGATTGTTGAGTCCTGCTGTGCCATCTTCAGCGCCTGGGTTGCAATCTCAAACGGTATCCCGCCGATGATGTTGTGCCAGGCTTCTATCGTTTCAGGCATTACCTTGCGGTTGTCAACCAGTGCTATCTGCCGGAGCAGTTCTTTAGTTTCGCTAATTAGCATCTTTGCCATCCTGTTCTTTTGCCCAGCGGTCTAGTTCGTTCCAGTCGTTCTTAGGCTTGCTGCTTTGAGCCTGTCGCTTGTGGTTGTTTCTGATCCAGTTGCGCCATGTTGCATCCCAATCAGACTTCTTTGCCCTTGAGCCAGAGATGCCTGCCCAGTAATCTCTAAAGGCGTGTGTCTCTAGCTTAAGATCTATTTCTGGGAAGTGTTCTTTCATTATCTGAATGTCATTTTCTCTCGGTTGCCAGTCCTCTGGCAAACGGTAAGAGTTTAGTAATGGTTTAAGTAATGGTTTAGTAATGGTTCGCACGCCACCTGCTGTCACCCCTGACGCTGATTCTGTCACCCCTGATTGCGATTCTGTCACCCCTGATTGCGATTCTGTCACCCCTGCGCCCAAATCTGTCACCCCTGGCAAGGTCACCCAATAGAGGTTGGATTTGTATTGTTGTTTAGTCGGAGCGTTCTGAACTTCAACCGATAGCTCGCCGAGTTCTAAAAGTGTTTGTATGTCACGCTGGACTGATCGCTCTGAGGCGTTGACCATTTTGGCAATTGTTTTCATTGACGGCCACGCGCCAATTTCACCTTGATGGTCTGCGATTGCTAAAAGGACTAGCCTGGCTCTGCCGGTTGCTTGTGAGTGCTGCCAGACCGCATTACTTACTTGAATGCTCATTACTGCCTATCTTCGGCAGTAGACTTATCCCTGCCGATACTCTGATTATCGGTTTCGTAGGTCAGGGGTTCACGCCTCTGGCCTACTTCTATCTTATCACTCAACACGCGCACCGCTTGTGGCAGCGTGACGCTGTGCATAGATCCTTCTTTCTGTTGCGTTGATTTCAAGTTGTCAGTGTAAGTGTCGCTAACTGTCGGAGTTGGAAGATTGACTTGCCCCCCCCCAGCCGGTAGCGTAACGCCCTCAAGCAAGATTCGCAAAGCCAGTTCAGCCTGTTGTGGTACGACACCATTACCGCAAGCTTTCAGTTCCTCGTTGCGTGTCAGCCCGACGCCTGTGACCCAGCCCTCTGGTAGCCCCATCATCCACTCGGTGAATTTGCTGGACAGCCTGTGAGCGCCATCCTTGCCGTCTGGCTTAGTTGGCAGCGGTGCTGGTCTGCCTAGCGTTTGTTCCCACCGTCTGATTGCTGGCTCAAACTTGCCCCATTGCATTTTGTCCCTAGCTAAAACCTGGGCTGCAACTTTCAATCGGTGCTTTGGGTCATTGCCGTCCAGTTCTGATTTGGCAATAGTGTTTCCATCAACAGCGGTTGGTGTTGGCATCAGCATTACTTCGGTTTCAATTCGACTCTTTGGGTTACCTGCCTTTATTTCTTTTTGCGTTGGCCCGTTTGCCATGCTGGTTCGTGTGGTTGGTAGTAGCACTTCTCCGCTGTTGAAGATCGCCCTAGCTACGGTATCGGTCTGCACTACGCCATCACGCTCATGCTCTGATTGCCCATCTTTGTAATCTCTAGCTGTCGGGGTAGGAAGTGTAAGAATGTCCTCGCGAAGATTGCCACTTGACTGCCTAACCGAACTTTCACCGCCGCGCCTTAGCTGTCGTTCCCTAGCCTCCCCAGACCTAGCTGGTAAGTGTTCCATTGTGTTTGGAGTTGGAAGGGTAGGCGATGATGAAAACCCTGAATCGGTTATGTGGTGCGCCTGCATCGGCAGCTCGTAAACCTTGCCATTTCGCATCGTACCCGAGGTCTGCCAAGTCTCCGAGAACAGCTCCCAATGCTCGCAAAGCAGGTTCGCTATCCCCTGCTTCTCCCATACACCACGCGCAGTGTTCCAAGTCTGGGTTGGTTGCGCTTGCGCTAAGTAATCCTCTGACATTTTCAATAACCACCAATCTAGGTTGTAGTATTTCTATTGCTCTTGCGAACTCAGACCAAAGACCTGATCGAGTTCCTGTTCTTAGTCCGGCACGCTTGCCAGCCAATGATAAATCCTGACAAGGAAAACCGCCAGTAAGAATGTCAACTGGCTCGACTTGCGTAAAGTCCACCTTGGTAACGTCACGGTAATTTGGAACGCCTGGAAAGTGAGCCTCAAGGATTGCGCTTGGTGCGGACTCCCACTCACAGTGCCACGCAACTTGTGCGCCAGTGACATTGACAACGGCATTGTCTAGTCCGCCGTAGCCACTAAAGAGCGAGCCGATCTTCACAGGTTTTCTAGTTCTTCATACTCCGACCAAGCCTGAGTTGCCAAGTTGTCACGATCACCTGCGGCATACCTGCCAGCGTGAAAGTAGATGCGCTTAAACCGTTCTGGTATCACCTTGAGCGTCTTGGTTACGACTTTCACTTCGGGCTTTGTAATGCGCTTGCGATAGCTAATGTCATTGCGCTCAGCTTCAAGGCGCTGGACTAGGTCGCTGAATTTTAGCTCCATGCTGTTTTAGCCCTTGAGCTGAACGATGGTGTGGATAACAGCGTCAAAGTCCTCAACGCTAATCATGTCTGGCAATCCCATGTACTTGACCGCAAAAGGTGCTATCTGCCTAGTAGGTATCTTGACCCAATTCTTGCCAGCGCATGGCTTGCAGTTGCAGATTGCGGTGTAGACGTGGTTTGCGTTTCTGTCGGTGAACCACTCTAGGTGTCCTTTGAGGCTGTATGTCTCTGTGGTTGCTGTAGTCATTGTCTTGTCCCTTTCGTTGGTGTTGGTATAACTCTACTCATTTCGAAACGACTGTGCAAGTTATTAGGTAACGAGTTGGTAAATGTTAAATCAAATAGCTAGGTGGGTCTACTTCGGTCTTGCCACCCTGCGTGTCCAGCGTGTACCAAAGCCGGCGCGTTGTGTCTAGTATGGGATGTCCTGGCGCTGAAAACTTCGAAGCCTTGTGACCGTAATCGCGAGCGTACTCGGCTGTCAGTGCGTCGCTCTCCATCCGCCCGTTGTACTCAGCGCAAACCAGTATCACATTTTGCAAGTTATCTAACACTTTTGAACCACCCATGCCTCGGTTCTGGACATGATGAGGTACAAGATTCTCCGAGTCCCCGCAGTGCCAGCACCAGAGATCGCGCGCTCGAAGTTTGCGAGTGTCTTTTGCGTTCACAACTTCATTTCGCTTTGCATCAACTTGACCTGGGTTCCCATTGCCATCAGCGCAGTTTCTATAGATCTGATTTTTACGCGCACTCGGTTTAGCTCAGCCTTACGCAAGTCCCTCTCTAAGCGCATAGGAGCCGCGCTGAGCCGACTTAGTGCCGTTCTGTCCGCAACAGTACCTTCGTGCTTTATAAACGCCTTAGATTCGGTCGTATCGAGTTCGTACTCTGCCTCGGCTAAAGCCTTTTCACACTCGTAAAGTGCCGTCGATCCCTTTTGGTTCTCGGCGATGAGGTCACTTATCTGGCGCTGAATTTCTGAGAGCATCGGTCAGCCTGACCAAGTACATGAGCAGCTCACGATTCCAGAGATGCGCCTCATCATCCTTGCCCTCGCTCACTGCCGTCTGGAAGGCGTGTTCCATCTCCCTTATCTTTGCTTCGAGTATTGAGCGATTCACCGCGTGCCTTTATCTTGTCAAGAACTTTTGCGTCAGCACCGGCAGCTTTTGCTTGTGCGTAAGTCAATCGTATCGACTGGATGTCGTTGAGTCCTTCCAGCTTTGCTAGGTAATCAACTGGTTCAGCTCTTGCAACCTTTGCCATTTCAGTTCGAGAAGCGCGCTTGTTTCCACTGTATGAAGCATTAGCCAGCGCCCGACCAATTGCCGAAGTTTCTGCGTTCTCAAGCGCAGCAGTCTGATTCGCACCTGACCCACCGTCAATTTCAAACGCTAGTCCGGTTGCCTTGGGCAGGTCGTTTGCCTGGTCGCCTCCTGTAAGGTAGACCGTTGCCTTGACTACCCAAGTGCGTTTTCCAATCTCACGTTCAGCACTGTAGACATACTCGTTTGCGTTTGACCACTCGGTCACTATGCGACCATCTTCGTTGTCCTCGTAGAAGCGCCTAATGCGTTCCTCAACCGTTTCGTACTCTTCCAAATTAAATCTTGCCATTAGTTATCTCCCTTTATTAGTTGTCGTAGGTATTCAAAGCAATAAATGTGCATCAAGCTATCCCAACCCGCGTCGTGCTGGTTCTCTGCGCCAATCTGTTCAATAGCATAAGCCTTAGCTCTTTTCTTCCACGTCTCAGCCTTTACTGGCATCCCGTTTTCCTTTTTGTAATCCAGCGCGAAACATAGCGCGTTTAGATCTACTGTCCTTCGCGAAAATAGCGAGTAGCTCTTGGGCAGCGAGTCCTTGACGAACGGCATATCGAACGCTCCCACGTTGAATCCGACTGGGATGGTCTTGCCTCGGTTGTTAGCGTCTGCCCCGATAGCTATTAGAAATTCATAAAGCTGTGCGTCAACTTCGGCAGGCGAAGGAGAACTGCTTAGCCTTCGTCGGGTGATTCCATGAACGGCGAACGCTTGCTCAGACCACTGGCACTCGCCTGGATTCATCGTCCAAGAACGAGTGCGGCACTCGGCTGTGGAAACGCCAATCTGAATCAGCTTGCCACCTTCGCTCAGCTCGCTGGACGACATCTCGCCGTCAAGTCCAAGGAATAGGAAACTCATTCTTCTTCTTCCTCATCTTCGGTTTCTAGAAACTTCCAGTTATCTGCCAACCAGAACGGAGCTGTCAGCCCCTCAATGTAAATCCTCTCTAGTTGCTTGTTCTTGTCTAGGACTACGCCTGAGACTGCGCCGGTGACGTATGTTTCATTGCGGACTAGCGTGACTGTGTCGCCTAGAAACACGTTCATTACTTCCCTTTCTTGACTACGAGGAAAGGCCGACCCTGACCCCTTGCTTGTCTTGAGGCTACCCTAATCGTTGCGCCATCGTGTTCAATGTATGCGTGCTTAGCTCTGCCCATGCTTGACAACACCTCAGACTTCATCTGCTTTAGCTCAGACTCCGCTTTGTCAAACGCTGCTTGCGCGGCTGGCAGGTAATGCAGTCCGTCAATTTCAACCTCAGTGTCGTCAATGTCTGGGTGCAGTTCTCTTACCGCCTGGTAAGTTGACTCTGATCCATCCCAAGCAGGCGCTGTGTCATTCTTGACTCCAAGCCAAAACCTTTCGGCAGCCTGCTTTATAACGTCTTGCTCAAACTCGTCGGCTTCGACCCAGTACTCAACCCAGTCCATTGCGACCAATCCGACAATGACCGCACGCTTCACGCCCATTACCATCATGTAGTGCTGAACCTGAGCGACGTAACCTGGCGGCACTTCATCCCAATAGTTTCTAGATGTCTTTGCTTCCACGATTACCCACTCGCCATCAACTTGGGTTAGCCCATCTGGGTTTGCGTGGAGGTAAGGGATAGTCGGGTGCTGGTAAGTGCCGGTAGTAAAGACTTCCCACTCTGGGTGCTGTCGCTTCAGTAGCGGCCCCATGATTACGGGTTCGAGTATGTTGCCAAGGTCGGCAGGGAATGAGTCAATTACCTTTTGCGGCAGGTTGCCAGTCTTTAGGTGGTGCAAGTAGAAGGCTGACTCCCAGCGATTGAGTCCGAGGATCGTGCCAATCTCAGAACCGCCGATTCCGTCAGCGCGTGCTTCGTGCCACTCTGATGTGCCGTTATCAAACACTCCCAGTAGCTTTGCCCCATTGAATGTTGCCGGTGCGTGAAGCTCCATTATTCCCTCTTTCCTAGTTAGGCTTATCTTATGACTGCGCAAGGACATCTTACAAGTCGGTACATGGCTTTGTTGAAAAAGATAAGTGTTGCCGGCGGCGTGCCTTGTGAGGAACTTCCGAACGCGTTCTTTCCAGAAGACATCACCGATCCTGAGCAGCGCCAGGTGTCAACCAAGATGGCGCGTGCCTTGTGTAAGACCTGCCCGATACTTCAAGAGTGCTTCACCTACGCGCTGGAAACAAACCAGCAGTATGGCGTGTGGGGTGGAACTACTGCCGACGAACGCTAGTTAAAGACGACCGCACCACCTCCTGATTGCTCAAGAGACAGTGCGGTGTTAATGGTTTTAGTATAGCAACGATTGTAAACTTGCAATAGCCGACTAGCTTGACTACTCTTTCAATCATGAACTCAGAGCAAGCACTAACAGCTTTAGCCGAAGGCATCCGCGCAACTCAAGCGCCTGCGTGTCAAACAACAGACCCCGACGCTTGGTTTCCTGAAGGCGGTTCGCCTAATCCAGAATTGCACCCAGCCATACAGCTCTGCAAGGTTTGCCCGGTGATGACCTTGTGCCTTCAGTATGCGCTCATAAATAACGAGCAGCATGGCATCTGGGGTGGAATGAACTCGCGTCAGCGAGCTAGGTTGCGGAAGTCTACTTCTTGGTCACGATCGAAGTAAGCACCGAGAGCAGCGCCGACCCCAGCGAGATGCTGAAGAACCCAACCCAATCGGCTGAGAACAACCCAACAGTGCCACCACCTAAGAAAGCTAGTCCTGCTTGAGCGAATGTCTTTATTGCTCGCTCACCTGCGAAGTTCCAAAAAGCTAAGTTAAACATCTCCATTAGTCCAATCTTGATTGTTTTTTCCGTCTTGCCACGATGCACTTACAGTGTACGCTGTTGTGATGATTGAGATAAGCGATACGCCGCCAGTTATCAAAGTGACTCCGACGCCCCACTGGTCTACTAGAAAAGTCAAAGCGCCGAAGATTATCATCGCAAAGCCGAGTCGATACGATCCGAAGATTAGCTTGCGACGGAACTTCCAGCTTGCACCGGTTGCAGACTCAGGCTCGTCCTTTAGGAAGAACACTCCGTCAAACATTTTTATAAGGGTCTTTTGCAACATTCGCAAACCTCTCTTGCCGGTCGCTTAAGGTTTGCGAGTATTAGCTGGTAGACGTCTACCTTGTCTGAGGTGACACCGAACACGCCTTTGAGCGTTCTCGAGGCTGTGACGTGGACGTGAGGGCCTGACGATTGCCCTGTGTTGCCAAGCACTCCGACAGTCTGACCTTTGCGCAGTTTCTGCCCGACTGAATACCCTGGCTTAGAATCCATGTGGCAGTAACCGAGATACCAGATCACGCCGTCTTTATCCATCGCTGTCTGAACGACAACCCAACCTAAGACTTCGGAGAACTGAATCAACCGAATCGTGCCCTTGGCGATTGC